CCACCGGGAGCCTTCTGTGGATCGGGACGATTCTGGCCAACAGGAGCGCCCTGTGGATTGCCATCCACTCGCAGGACGAGCCCTGGCGCCACTGGCAGCGGCACCTGTACCGAGCCTTGAACGAGGAGACCGGGCCAGACGGCAAGACCATGCTGGTGTCGTTCTGGCCGTCCCTGCACCCGGTAGCCAAGCTGCTGGAACAGAAAAAAATGATGGGCAGCCTGGCCTTCAACACCGAGAAGCAGAACAACCCGGTGAATGAGGAAGGCGTCTTCCAGGAGGACTGGTTCAAGTTTTATCACCCCGAGGAGTTGAGCGGCAAGCACCTGGTGGTGGCCGGGTTTTTCGACCCGAGCGTCGAGGCCAACGCCAGCTCCGATTTCAAGGCCATCATCACCGTGGGCTGGGACCGGCGGGAGATGATCTATTACGTCCTGGACGCCTATATCCGCAAGGCCTCCATCGACGCCGCTATTGCCGCGGCATACGCCCGGCATGAGCAGTGGGGCTACTGGCAGTTCGGGGTAGAGGTGGTGGCCTTCCAGAAATTGCTGCTTCGTGAATTTGACCGGGCCGCGGCCCAGCGGGGCTTTCATCTGCCGATCAAGGGCACGGATCAGACGGTCAACAAGGAAACCCGGATCTCCGGCATGTCCCCCAAGGTGGAGCGGGGCCAGATCCGCTTCTGCCGGGGCCAGGGCAACCAGGACCTGCTCATGGAGCAGTTGCTCTATTTCCCCTCCAAGACGGTGAATGACGACGGCCCCGACGCCCTCCAAGGGGCCATGACGCTCCTGGAAGGGGGCGCCGGCATGGGCTTGTTCGATTATTACCGGGATGAGGTGGAGAAGCAACAGGCGGAGGAGGCCCGGAGGAAGGGGCAGACGGCAGGGGTCAGGGGCCAGGGGTTGATGGTTAGCTGAAAATGAAAAATCTGAATACTGCTTCAAGGCCATCCGAACCGGAGGCGAGAACGCTATTTTGAAGTGCACTGTTTACTTTTAGGGGGCTGCATGGCTGACACAAAACCAGCGGCAATCGAAATTGTCCAGGCCCTGGCGGAGGAAAACCGCCAGTTGCAGATTCAGGTTTTGGAGGAGCGGCTGTTGGGGCTTAAAGCCCAGAGGCAGTTGGCCGACGTGCTGATGGAAAAAACCGAGGCGGAGCTTGCTCAACTCAGGCAATAAAAAGCCCTTGGATTTGGGCATCGTGGATCGGGTGAGCGGCAAGACGAGCGTCTGGCGGGCGGGGACGCCCGCCCCACGATTCGACGAGGCCTGGTTCGGCCCCGGCGAGCCCCAGGCCCCGGCGGCCCCGCCGTCGGTCAAAGGCCGCCAGTGGGATTACCCGCCGGGCTACAACCTCAGGACCCAGCCCCGGGGCGAGGAGCCCCTTTCCTTCGGGCACCTCCGGGCCCTGGCCCTGAACTGCGACCTGGTGCGCCTGGCCATCGAGACCCGCAAGGACCAGTTGTGCAAGCTCTCCTGGAACATCCAGGCCACGGAGGAGACCGCCGCCGGCGGCAAGCGCCTCCTGGCCGCGGCGGAGGCCCAAGCCAAGCAGGCCAAGGCCCTGTTTAAAAAGCCCGACCGGATGCATCGCTGGAATCAATGGCTGCGCATGTGGATGGAGGATATGTTCGTGGGCGACTGCGCCACCCTCTATCCCCGGCCCGACCGGGGCGGCGGCCTTTATGCCCTGGAAGTGATGGACGGGGCCCTGATCAAGCCGGTGCTGGACGACTCCGGGCGGACGCCGGCGCCGCCGCTGCCGGCCTACCAGCAGGTCCTTAAGGGCGTGGTGGCCGCGAACTATACCCAGGCGGAGCTGATCTACTTTCCCCGCAATCCCTTATCCTGGCGGGTTTACGGCCTCTCCCCGGTGGAGCAGATCATCATCACCGTCAACCTCGTCATCCGGCGGCAGCTCCACCTGCTGCAATACTACACTGAGGGGAATCTGCCGGACTCCCTGCTGGAGGTGTCCGAATCCTGGTCCACCGAGCAGATCCGGGAGTGGCAGCAATATTGGGACAGCCTCTTCGCCGGCAACACCGCCCAGCGCCGCCGGGGCACCTGGGTGCCCAAGGGCATGACGCCGCATTCCATGAAAGAGGCCGCCCTCAAAGACCCCATTGACGAGTGGTTCGCCCGGGTGGTGTGCTACTGTTTCTCCCTGTCGCCCAAGGCCTTTGTGCAGCAGATGAACCGGGCCACCGCCGAAACCGCCGAGCAGGCGTCCCTGGAGGAGGGCCTGGCGCCCTTGCAGGAATGGGTCAAGGACGGGGTTGACGAGGGTTTGGAGCGGGGCGGTTTTAACCTGGTAGAGTTTGCCTGGGAAGAAGAGAGCACCACCAAGCCCAAGGAGCAGGCGGAGATTGATGAGATTCGTCTGCGCTCCGGGGTGCGGCGGCGCAGCGAAATCCGCCAGGACCGGGGCTATGAGAAAGACGGCGTGCCGGATTTCCTCATGACCGTGGCGGGCCCGGTGCTGCTGGATGACATTGGGAAGGCGCCGCCGGCGCTGCCGGAAGGACCGCAGGTGGGGACGTCGGCGCCACTGAATACCAATGGGGAACCAGGGACCCCAGAGCCGGGGGATGGCAAGAAGTCCACGGATGTGGCAGGGCCGCATCCACACCCGGCTCAGAAGCTGGCCAAGGTCGCTAAGAACAAAAAAATAAAGCCCATAGACCGGGAGCGGCCGGAGGTTGTCAGTGCCCGGGCTGAGTTGCAGAAGTTGATGCAAGCGGCCCTCAAGGCCGATGCCCAGGCTTCGGCGGAGCGGCTCGGCGAGGCCCTGGGCCTGTCCAAAACGGATGAGGATCAGGGGGCCAAGATTTGGCGGCTCCTCATGGAGTTGCGGTTTGAGGGGATCGAGGCCACTCAGGATGAGGTAGCGGCGCTGCTGGCCCAGGCAGCGCAGAACGGCGGCCTGGCGGCCTTCACTCAGATAGATGTTGAGGATAAGGCCATCGTCAGCCAGGTCAATACGCTGGCGGTGGAGTGGGCCGAGAACCGGGCCGCCGAGCTGGTGACCAAGATCCAGGAGTCCACCCGGGATTATCTCCGGGCCGATGTCACCCAGGCGGTGGAAGAAGGCTGGAGCACCAAGCAGTTGGGCCAGGCCCTGCAGGAGAATTTCGGCTTTTCGGAATCGCGCAGCGACATGATCGCCCGCACCGAGATCGCTCGGGCAGACGTGGAAGGCAATCTGATGGCCTACCGGGAATCCGGGGTGGTGAGCGGCAAGGAATCTATCCTGGGCAGCGAGCACGACGCGCCGGACGAGTGTGACGACAACGCCGACGCCGGGGTGATTCCCCTGGATGAGGCCTTCCCGTCAGGGGATATGGGCCCGCCCTATCATCCTAATTGCGTCTGCGATGTACTGCCGGTGGTGTCGGAACAACAGGGAGAAGGGGAATGATCCAACGCCTCCTCAAATCCTGGAAGAAGCAGATCCCGGCCATGAGCTGTGAGCCGGGTTGCCGGGAATGCTGCGAAGGGGACGCCCGGACCATGACCCTGTCTGAGTGGAGGGAGATCAGGCATCCGGGGAAGTATGCCACCGGCCCGGCACTGGCCGCCTGCCCCTTTTTGGGGGAGTTCGGCTGCGAGATTTATACCCGGCGGCCGCTGATCTGCCGCCTGTTTGGGGTGGTAGCCCCGGATGACCAGGCCTTGGTGGAGTTGGCGGGGACTTTCCCAATCAGTTGTCCCCGGGGGCATTGTCCGGAGGCGCCCCTGCCCCTGGCTGAAGCTCTGCGGATGCAAGTAGTCTATCAGGATTTCGCCAACCGGGAACTGCAACAGGCGATTGGGGATTGGAACAGGTATTTGTCTGCCGGCGGGGACGCCGGCGTCACTGCCCTGCCGGAGAAATTTCAGTGGCTGAGGTATGTGCTCTCCACCCGGGAGGGACAGAGCACGCTGCGCCTGCTCTGGGGTCAGACCCCGGTGCAGATCGATCCTGAAAAGATGGCCCAAATGACGGCCATGTTGGGAGGTTAGAATGAAAAGAATTCTTTTTGCGCCCCTGACCAAGGTGGTGGAACTGGATGACGGCACGGTGGAAGCTCATGGCCGGGCCGCGGCCCAGGAGCCTGACCCCCAGAAAGAGGTCTTCGATTACGAGGCCAGTAAGCCCTTCATCAAGACCTGGTCGGACGACATCTTTCAGGCCAGCGGCGGCCAAAGCCTGGGCAACCTCCGGGCCATGCACAATCCCCGGGTGGCTGCGGGCAAGCTCACCGCCCTGGAGTTCAACGACACTGAGCAGGCTGTGGATGTAGTGGCCAAGGTGGTGGACGCCAACGAAGTCAACAAAGTGCGGGCGGGGGTTTACACCGGCTTTTCCTTCGGCGGAGCTTATGGCCCCAAACGGGTTGTGGATGGCCTGACCTACTACGCCGCAGTGCCCACGGAACTCTCCCTGGCCGACAATCCCATGATCAAATCCGCACGCTTCACGCTGGTGAAGGTGGACGGCAGCCAGGAAGAGAAAGATTTTCAAAGACCGCAGGCGGGAACGCCTGCGCTACCGGCGGCTGAGGCCGGGACATTGCAAAAGCGGCTTAATGACGTGGGCCGCATGGCGTCCCGGCTCTATGACCTCCGCTGCTTGCTGGGCGATGTGGCCTATGAGGCCGAGGCGGAGGGGGACGGCTCCAGTATTCCGGCCCGCCTGCAGGCGGCCTTTCTTAACCTGGTGGAGATTTTCAAGGACTTTGCGGCCGAGGAGGCCGAGGAGTTGGCGGTCAACGTCCGGGCGCTCCTGGAGCAGCCCGTGGGCGAGATGGCCATGAACAAGGTTTATTATTCGCAGGGGGCGACGCCTGCGCCACAAGGAGGAAGTACATATATGACCACACTGGAGCAGTTGGAAGGAGTGGTAAAGGACCTGGGCGAGCGCCTGGAGAAGGTGGAGGGCGACTTTAGCGCCCAGGTAGAGCAGTTGGGCAAGGTGAAATCGGAAAACGCCGATCTCAAGGAGCGCCTGGCCAAGGTGGAGGCCCAGCCGGCCCCGGCCAAGGGTGTGCTGAAGGCCGTGGGCAAAGACGCTGACGCCCTGCCCCTGGCCAAGACGGACGGCCCCTCGGAAGAGGACATGATCAAGAACAAAGACACCCTGGGCCTCATCAAGGCGGCCCACGAAAAACCCCTCAGCCTGGGTTGAAAGGAAGGAGAATTGCCATGATTAACGAGACTCTGCAACTGATCACGCAAGCGCTGCAAGAGCCCAGCCTCGAGATGGTCAAGGCCTTCACCACGGCCCTGGGCGGCACCGGGGCCACGCAAGGCCTCAAGGGTTATGACCTGGAAGCCCCGGCCAAGACCCTTTACCCCGTGCTCACCCCCCTGCGCAACAAAATTCCCCGGGTGGGAGGCGGCTTAGGCGTCCAGGCCAACTGGAAGGCCATCACCGGCATCAACACCGCCGGCCTCAGCGCCGGGGCTGGAGAGGGGCGGCGGGGCGGCATCGTCACCACCGCCGTGGCCGATTATTTGGCGGCCTACCGCACCCTGGTGCTGGACGACTACGTCACCTTCCAGGCCCAGGCCGCGGGCAAGGGCTACATGGATATCACCGCGGCGGCGGTGGAAGGGCTGCTGCGCTCCCTGATGATCCAGGAGGAGTTCATTATCCTGGGCGGCAACGGCGCTGCGGTGGCCCTGGGCACCACACCCACCCCGACCCTGGCGGACGTGGCCACCGGGGGCAGCTGCAAACTCAAGACCAAGTACGTGGTGCACTGCGTGGCCCTGACCCTGGAGGGCTACCGCAACGCCTCGGTGGCCGGGGGCGGCGCGGCGGT